CGGTATTCATTACGGTTAGTTTATCGATTTTTTTGTAATTTTGCCAAGTTAGAAAAGCTAAAATCGCCACGATTGTTAGCCAAACTAATGGGTGAAATAAGATTGAAAAAAATGCCGTCATAGTGTTTAAATAATAGCATAAAATTGTAAAAAAATCAAGATGGTGGTTATGCTTTTAGACTTCTTCAAAATAAAAAATCGCCCGAATTTTGAGCGATTTTTAGAGTTTAAACGAGTTCGGCTAATGTGTAAGTTGCTTTTGCGATTCGTTTAAATTCTTTTTTGCTTTGAAGATTTAATAAAACGGTCGTTTCTTTAACTTTACGTTTTTCAAGTACGCGTTTTACAATTTCGTCACGATAAAGTGGTTCGCCAGCCTCTTGGAGAACGGATGTAATTATATCTGCGACAGTTCCGCGTTTAAAACCCCAAGTATCGAGTGCATAAATTCCACGACCAATCAACACGAAGCGTTTATCTTTAATTAATTCATTATGAATCGCTTGTGTTGTAACGGCTTTTCGGCTAAAATCACTCTTTCGAATTTCCTCGGCGATTTCCGAAAAATGCATCGGTTGTTTTTTATTCTCCAAGATTACGAAAATTTTATCGCGAATATTTTTAGGGTTAACGGCTGGCCATTTTTCAAGCCCCCAAAGCCCGTTAAGAGTTGCAAGTGTTTTTGAAATGCTTGCGATTGCGCTAATTTGGCTTGGATGTTCATAGTTCAGCTGTTCATCAAGCTGATCTAAATTTATTGGACTTTTATTCTTTTTTATGATATTGACAATTTCATCTATTGATTTTTTAATTTTTCGTTCATCACCATATTCTGCATTGGCAATCGCGCTATGATATTTATCATTTTCTTGAACTAAAACTAATTTTGAACTAATTTCAGCGATGAATAAAAAGTTAAAGATTTGCTCTTCGGTTGCTTCAGATTCAATGATTTTTTCAACAAGATTTTTCGTTTTTGAAATTCGCCCAACTTCGGCAAGATTTCGAATTATACTTTTTTCTATTTCTGCTAAATGTTCAACATTTCCTTTTTCTGCTGCGATTTTTAATCTGATAAGCGCGGCTTTTTCGAGCTGACGAACACGTTCGCGAGTAATATCGAGCCTTTCACCAATTTGTTCGAGAGTTTCTTTTCGCACGCCGAGCCCAAAGCGACGATTAATAATTTCTCGCTCTCGCGGCTGATCAATTGCTCCGAGTGCACTTGAAATAACCGCTTGAATTAGTTGGATTTTTTCGTTCTGAATCTGAGTTTCTTGTTCCATAATTCCCTTGATTAAAATTAATAATTTTATAAAAACCAAGTATTATTAGTAAATAATACTTGAACATTGTCAATACCATTTATATCTTCTTTATTTATATTATACCACAAAATTGTAAAAAACAATAAAAAATGACATAAAAATTTATTTTTTAAAAATTTATGTCATTATGCTTGTGTTTATTCTGAAATATTAAATACTATTTTGAAGATTTTTTGGTTTTCGAAACAGATTTTTTTGTAGTTTTGGTTGAAGTTTTTCGCTTTGCGTTTTTCTTAGTTGTGGTTTTTTTGCCAGATTTTCGAGATTTTGCAACTTCGAGTAATTCGCTCGCCTTTTCTTCTGTGATTTTTTCAATATCCAAATCTTTTGGTAGAATTGCTTTAATTTCACTATCTGAAATATATTTTCGCCCAAAGCCACCGCGCGAAATTATGATTCCATTTTTAAATTTCTTTAAAACTCGCTTTTCATCGGCTTTGAGTTTTTCTTCATAAAGCATTTGTGCCTCAGTTTCGTTGATTTCGAATGGCGACATCGGTTTAATGCTGACAAAAGTGTTTGCAATTTTAATATAAGGACCATATTGTCCGATATTTGCTATAATTTCTTGACCGTCAGATGTTTTTCCAACAGTACGAGGCAAGAGGAACATTTTTAATGCGTTATCAAGGGAGACAGTTTCAATTTTTTCACCAGCAGGCATCGGTGCAAATTTAACTTCTTCGCCTTCAACTTTATTGTCACCCAATTGAATCATTGGACCAAAACGACCAAAGCGTGCAAATACTTTTCGGCCAGTTTTTGGGTCGGTTCCGAGTTCGCGAGCTGGCGCAACTACATTGCGGTCAATTTCACCAGATTCCATGATTAATTTATGAAAAGGTTTATAAAAATCATCAAGAACAACAAGCTTTTTCTCCTCGCCAAGTGCAATTTTATCAAAATCATTTTCGAGATTTGCAGTCCAGCCATAATCAACAACTTGATTGAAATAATCGTTCAAAAAGTCACTCAAAACTTCACCGCTTGGCGTTGGTAAAAGTTTTCCTTTGGTTGAACCTGTTTTTTCTTTAATAATTTCGCGGATAATTTCATTTTTTGAAAGCTTAATTTGGATTGTATCACGTGATTTTCCTTCATTCTCTCCTTTTTCAGCATAACCTCGTGCTTGAATTGTGTCCAAAATTGTGGCGTAAGTTGAAGGTCGACCGATTCCTAAGTCTTCGAGCTTTTTCACGAGTGAACCTTCACTATAACGTGCTGGTGGGCGCGAGAAAACTTCTTTAGCGATAATTTCGGAAAAATTTAAAATGTCACTAGAGTTTAATTCTGGTAAAAATTCATCTTTTTTTCCACTTGCGTAAACTTTTAAAAATCCATCAAAAACAACAACTTCACCTTTGGCCTCAAAGAATTTATCACTATTCGAAATATCGATTTTAACAGTAGTTTTTTCAATCTGCGCTGGCGCCATTTGGCTTGCGAGCGTGCGATTTCGAATTAAGGTATAAATCTTTTGTAAATCTTGACTTGTTGAGACTTTTTCATTCGCCATAACAGTTGGTCGAATTGCTTCGTGCGCTTCTTGTGCTCCGGCTGATTTTGTGGCAAAATTTCGCGCTTTATGATATTCTTTACCAAACGCATTTTTGATGAAATCTTCACTCGATTTGATTGCAAAACCGCTCAAATTCACACTATCGGTTCGCATATAAGTAATTTTACCAGATTGATAAAGTTTTTGTGCTGCCGCCATTGTGCTTTTGGCTGAAAATCCCAGTCGAGCATTAGCTTCTTGTTGAAGTGTTGAAGTTGTGAAAGGTGCGCTTGGATTGCGGGTTCCAGGAGTTTTTGAAATATTCGAAACTGTAAATTCTGCCGATTTCAAGCTTTCGAGAAAATTATTTGCCGCTTCTTCACTTTCAAATTTTTTATTTAATTCAGCTTTCAGGATTTCACCAGATTTTGGCACAATAAATTCACCTGTAATTTTAAACGAACTTTTTGCGCCGAATTTTTCGATTTCACGTTCGCGTTCCACTAATAATCTAACCGCCGGGCTCTGTACGCGACCCGCACTTTTTCCACCGGGAACTTTTCTCCACACAACTGGGCTCAAATCAAAACCAACCAACCAGTCTAAAGTCTGGCGAGTTTGCTGTGCTTCAACCATTTTCATATCAATCGTTCGTGGATTTTTAATTGCCTCCTCGATTGCTGTTTTGGTAATTTCATGAAAAACAATTCGCTTAGTTGTCTTTGGATTTAATTTTAAAACTTCGCAAAGATGCCAGGCAATTGCTTCACCTTCGCGGTCTTCATCAGTTGCGAGCCAGACTTCATCCGCAGTTTTTACCGCTTTTCGAAGTTCCGTGACAACTTTTCTCTTCCCCGGATCAATTTCGAAAGTAATTTTATACTTATTATTTGTCTCGATTGGGCGACCGCCATCTTTATTTTTTTTGGCGATCTGGCGAATATGCCCTACGCTCGACATTACGGTAAAATCTTTACCGAGATATTTTTCAATGGTTTTGGCCTTTGCGGGGCTCTCTACGATTACTAAATTTTTCATAAGCTTAATATATTTTACCATATAACATCATAAGCGTAAAGATGTAACTCTAAAAAACGCACATCTTTTCTAAGCTTACAAAATTAGCCCCATGGTTGTGCGTTATCCATGGGGCTTCTTGATTTTACAAATGAGATTTTTGCGAACGGGGTTTTGCAGAAATTTCAAAGTTAAATCAAGGTTTGAATTTCGAAAAAGAAAACGGCCAAGAAAGTAATGAATAGTGGCGACAGATAACATTTTCGAAAATCAAAAATAATAAAATTAAGGAGATAAAATGCACGCAAAAACAACAAAATTTAAAAAAATAATATTCTTTATGATTGTCGGACTAGTAGCTCTTGCTTGGTTTGGTTCAGAATATCGATGGCAAAAATATCGAAATTATGAAAAAGAACACAACTGTGAATGGCAAATGATCAATGAAATGGAGATTTGCAAATAATGTCAGACATAGAAAAAGATGCACGTAAAAAAGCGGTTCAAAAACGGCGAAAAACTTATGGTGAAATAGTTCCTTTTGCAGAAAATCTTTTTGAAGACGGAGCTTCACGCTCAGCAAAAGAGCGATTACTTGTATCAGTTCACCGTTCAATTTTAGGCTTAGATAAACAAAAACAACTCCGCCCTCTTGATGATCTGAAACAGTTTATGATTATCGCTGGACAATTTGGTGTTAACCCATTCAAGAATGAAATTTATGCAACCTATGTTTGGAATTCAAGCACTGGGCGTGAAGAGCTTACGCCGATCGTATCAATTCACGGACTGCGAAAATTAGCGCGCCGTGGTGGAATTTATTCACATACCGGAACTGCTGCAATTTCAAAAAACGCTGAAGGAAAACTTGAGAGCGTAACCGTGCCAGTTTTTGGTCTTGTAAATGGTGAGATTCAAGAATTTACACGCTACACTGCCTTCTATGATGAATTTGTTCGCACTAATAAAAATGGTGAGCCAATTTCCAACTGGGCAAAAATGCCAATTGTAATGCTCACAAAATGTGCTGAAGCTAATGCAATTCGCCAAGCATTCGATATTTCTGGAATCTATATTGAAGAAGAAATTTCGCGCGAAGACGAACAAATTATTAACCAAACCGAGGAGAAAATCAATGAATAGAGTTGATCACTTAAGTTATTCTGCTCTTGTGACCTTCCTACGAAATCAGGTGGAGTTTCAAAAGCGTTACATCGCCAAGGTTTATGATAATCCTTCAAGCCCATCAATGGTAGTCGGTAAAGCTTTTCACAAAGCTCTTGAGATTTACTACAAAGGCGGAACTTTTGACGAAGCTGCAGCTGCTGGGCTTGATGAAATAAATTCGACCAGCGATTATGAAATCGACTACGGAAAAACTGGCAGTCGTGAAAAAATGATTAAAGAATTTAACGATTCACTCAATATTTATTTTGAGGAAGCACCAAAATTCGAAGTTATCGATGCTGAAAAACGGCTCGAAGCTGAGATTTCAAAAGTGCCAATGGTTGGAATCATTGACCTAATCATTAAAGGCTCGAGCGAAGATAAAATTAAGCTTAAAGACTACAAAACAGTTTCGTTTTATTCTTCTGCAACTAACGACCCGCTCGATCCGGAGTATCAGGAGAACTACAAATATCTACTTCAGGGCTCAATTTATCTAGTTTTGGCTGAAAAAGTTCTCAAAAAAGAAATTGAGAGTGTTGGTTTTATCGAAATCAAGAAAACTAAAAATCGAGATGGCTCGCCGCAAATTCGCGAATTTGAATACTCTCGAAATGACCTGCTCGAGTTCTTGCCAACAACCGAAAAACTCATCACGAACGTTTTCGATTATGTGAATAATGACAATGCTAAATTCTTCCCTAACCCAAGTGATATTTTAAACGGACAAGAATCAATGGAGGTTCTTGCGAATATCGAAACTGGATTTGATAAAGCTAAAATCAAGCGCAAAATGAACGTTGCGGAGAAATTCAGCGAGAAGAATACAACCGTTGATTTGCTTGAAACTGATGGCGAAACTAATGAGAATTTGATTATTAAAAAGTTCTTAGAGTTCGGAATTGGTGGCGCAATTGGCGAAACCTTCACTGGTGCAAGCGTGATTCGTTACACTTTCCGCCCAAACCGTGGAGTCGCAATGAAAAATATCGGCTCACGTGCTGATGACCTCGCTATCGCTCTTCAAGCAAAATCGGTTCGCGTACTTGCGCCAATTTACGGCACGAACCTCATCGGTGTGGAAATTCCAAATCCTGAGCGTAAAGTTCTAGATTTCGACGATTCTCTGCTTAAAAAAGGCACTTTCGAAATTCCACTCGGCCAAGATATTTTTGGTGAAAATCATTATGGCGATTTAACCAAAATGCCGCATCTGCTAATTGCTGGTCAGACTGGCTCGGGTAAATCAGTAATGCTAAATGTGATCCTCGAATCGCTGACTAAACAGCTTTCGACAGATGAACTCCAACTCGTGCTAATCGATCCAAAGCAAGTTGAGCTCGGATTTTATGAAGATAGCAAACATTTATTAAAACCGATTGTTACTAATCCAATTCATGCACAAGAAACACTCGCAGATTTAGTGGAAAAAATGGAATCTCGCTATAAAACTTTGCGAAAAGCTGGTGTGCGAAAAATCGAAGATTACAAAGGTGAAATGCCGCGAATCGTTTGCGTAATTGATGAATTTGCTGACTTGATGATGACATCTGGTAATAAGCGCGAAGAATTTAAATTGAATATTAAAGGTATGATCGAAACGATTCTACATTTTAATAAAGAATTTGATTTATCGGAAGTAAAATCACTGGAAGATCTGAAAATTAACCCAAGAATGTCAGAGCTTGAAAAAGAAACGATTAGGGAACAGAAAAAAGCGATGAAGGAGCTTGAAAAAGCAATCCTTGAAGCTTCAGATCTAGGAATACCAAGTGCAGAAAGCTCAATTATCAGAATTGCACAAAAAGCTCGAGCAGTAGGAATTCACTTGATTCTCGCAACTCAGCGACCTTCTGCTGATGTGGTAACAGGCTTAATCAAGGCGAATATTCCAACCAAAATCGCATTTAGTGTAACTAACTCGCTAAACAGTAAGATTATTCTCGACGAAACTGGCGCAGAAATGCTCACTGGTAATGGTGATATGCTTTATCAAGACCCACGAGCTAATCATCTAGAACGACTACAAGGATTCTACCTATGACAAAACCTGAATATCTATTAGTCAAACAATTGGCGTATCAATTTTATAAAGAAAATCATTCAGCGAAAGCGTGGGCGGACTATGTCGCCGCCTATCGCTCAAAGCTAATAGAAATGAAAGATGAACGCCAAGTAGCAGAAATCTTCGAAGAGTTCGAAGTCGACGAAATACGAGAATTTGTGACTAAGTATTATGAAAAAATGCCGTCTCAAACGCGGCAAGAAATTAAAAAAGTCATTGCAGCTCGTGTGCAAAGAATGACACAAAATCGCCAACGAACATTTTTTACAAAGGATCAAAAATGAATTTCAGAACAGTAATTAATCAAATTTTTAATAAATATTCAACTGCAGATATCACAGAGTTAAAAGAAATTTTCAGTTCAAAACTCGCTCTCCCTTTAAAAGCAGAAATGCTGCAATATGTAATGAATTGTGAAGATCGGCAAATTTGTGAAGATTTCTTGCGAAGGAATAGCGAAAAATTAATAAAGGAGTTAAGCTATGAATTTTGACCAAAAATTAATCCGTGACTTTCTAGAAAATATTATTTTAGAAAATCGCAATCTTTACGAAGATGGTTTTGAAGATATGGATTTTGACGAATTTTGCAGATATTACGAAATTGGTAATGGCCTTGCCGAAAAAATGGATATTAAAGACTTCCCTTTCGAAGATTGGCAAAACGATTATTATAATGAATATCTCAAAGAATGTAAAGAAGATAGTATAGAGCGTTCACAGCAGTTTGATGATTATCGACGAGCAGTAGGATTTTAAAAAATAAGTTTAGCCTTCCAATGGGCACAGGTTTCGCAAGTGGTTTAGAGCTGCAGAAAAAAGTCGAGCACCTCCTTATTAGTAGCTCGCCGCGATTATTTCGTGGTTATGAGCCTTGTGTCCGTTGGAGGGCTGAAATCTAAAAGGAAGAATTATGAAAATTTTAATTAATGGTGTTTCTAGAGTAGTTAAAATTAAAGTTAATATTATTTCGCCAGAATGGCAAAGATATGAGGAATTAAGGTATGTTAATGAGAAAAAATGAAGAAAATCTGCACCTTAAAATTTGCGATTATCTGCGCAAAAACTACCCCGATGTGTTATTTCGAACAGATTTCTCAAGCGGTATGAAAATGAGCCCTGGTCAAGCTGTAAAACACAAGAAATTTCAAAAATCACGAGCTTGGCCGGATCTGTTCATTGCTGAGAGTAATATCTTAGCGAGCGGCCTATTTCTCGAAATTAAAGCTGAAAATGTTATTGTTTTCAAGAAGAATGGTGAAATTAGACAGAATAAACATTTAATCGAGCAAGATAAAATGCTTAAAGAGCTAAGAAATAAAGGTTATCGTGCGAGATTTGTGATTGGATATGAACAAGCAATTTTTGAAATTCAGCAATATCTCGGCGAACCAAAACCAAAGAAAGTCGAATTTTAACAACTAAAAATGAAAGGATAAATTATGAACCAACCTGATATTCAGCATTTAATCATGCAAGATTTAAAATTTAAAATGTCGACTTGGCGAGCGATCGCTATAATCGCCCTAATACTCTTTTCGGGCGCGGTTGGGCTATTTATTAGCTCAGAAAATGAGATCAAAAACGCTAAAGCTAAGCTGAACGCTACAGTTGTTAATTGCCAAAAGTAAATTAAAGGAGAAATATGAGTAATAAAACTAAAGCATCACTACTAAATATAGCTGGAATTGTTGGCATAATATTAGCTATTGTGTTGATAATTATTGGAGTTGTTTCGTCAGCTAGAAACCGCGCAATTTCGCTTGAAGAATCGGTTAAAACTTCCCTCTCTAATATTTCAAAGGAAGAACAGCGCCGAGTTGATCTATTTAACAACATAGTGGATGCCGTAAAAAGCTATAATAAATTCGAAGAAAGCACTTTAGCTAAAATCACCGAAGCACGAGCTCAAGCTAATAGTGGTAAAATCGAAAATGCTCAATTAACAATTCAATCAGTTGTCGAAAATTATCCACAATTAAAATCACAAGAAAATTATAAAACTGCACAGCTCGAATTTAGTATTACAGAAAATCGCTTAGCAAGTTATCGTGAACAATATAATAATGAGATCAAGGAATATAATAAAAATGTTCGTTCCTTCCCTACTAACGTCTGGTTAGGGCTATCTGGCTATGAAACACAGAAATTTGAATATCTTGATTATAAAGTAGATAATTCAAAAGCAAGGAATCTCTTCGATGATAAGCGATAGACATCGCATATCACTTGGAATATTTATCGGAGCAGTCGCTATCTTCGGCTGCTTCATCCTAAGAAATATATTTATCGATCATGCTAACTCTGAAATACAGAAATATAACACCGCGGTTCGAGTTGAAGATAATAATAAATTCAATTATGCGGTAGATTCTAAACAAGGTAGGATTATCTCATCTGGCGAATTTAAAACCAAAGATCCTGTTAAATTTGAAAATTTTGACGGTGAATACATGAAAATTATTAGGATTCTTGAAGAATATCGCCCTCATACATATACTACTTGCAGCAGCAAAGGTAAATGTCAAACCCACACATATTATTCATGGGATGAAGTGTCAAGAGAAACTAAAAATTCTAACACTGTCATATTTAGAGATCGAGATTATAGTTCATCTAAGTTTAATTTTTCAGACTTCGAGCATGAAGCTGAGAAAAAAGAAATTCCAACCAAATTCTTGGAACGAAAAAAGAGATATGTTTTTCGTGTTATAAATAAAGAACTCTCGGGGTCTTTCTACACTGAGACTAATGAGAATGGACTAAATGATAATATTCTAGTTCATAATGAGAGTCTTGACGAATTATTGGAATCGATAAGACAAGGAGTTCTAACTACTGAGATAATCTCATGGTTAGTATTATTGGTTGTAGTTACATCTATATCGGGTGTATGCTACTACTTCGTGATGGCGGATGGTAAATTTAATTGGTAAAGGAGAAACAAAATGATTGAAGCTAGAAAAAACCCACAAGAACGAAACCTCTCGGGAATTTATACCCGAATAAAACGCGACGGAAAATATCAAACAGTCGACCTTACGGACATGACGCCCGAAGAATTGACAGAATATCTCGACGAGTGGGGAATGGACTGCAACTTTCTTAAAAGATTAGTCCAAAACTTGATTGAAGTGATACAAGAAAACGCCGACAAATACGAGGCGGACGAGGAGGAATAAGAAATGGACGAATACGACGAAGGCTTTGAATATTTTTACATCACCAGCGATCGCTTCGTGGACGGAGTAGAGCCAAATGAAAAAGACGAATACCTCGAACAACGCAGGAAAACATTTGGCAACTATTTCAAAACCCGAGATGAAGCTGGAGATTGTCTTTCATATCTGAAAGCAAGAGCAACCATCAAGCAAGACGCAAAAGGATTTAAACCCGACTGGGAAGACGAAGAACAACCTAAATATTATGGTTATTGGAATTTTAAAGAACATGAACCAGAGTGGAGTGTGAATTATATAACTAAGATTGCAAATATATATTTTAAATCTTATGAAGCACTTGAAGAAAGCTTCGAAAAACACCCCAAAGAATGGAAGACTTATCTGACTTATGAACAGTGAATGTCTTAACCCTAGCTTTGCCTATATCGTAGTTGAATATGAGAATGGCGTTGTTAAAACCAAGTATGAGTTTCCGACAAAGAATTTAGCTAAAACATTTGTTAAAACAATGGGTAAAAATTTTAGATATAAGGGACAAAATAAAAAAGCCTCATAGTCCTCCGCCCTGTCATATGGCGTTAAACTGGGCAAATGCTTTATAAAATATAATATGTAATAAATTTATAATAGTGGCGAAAGCAATTTCGCCCCTCAAACCTGAGCATAACTGAAATTATAAATAGTAATGTGGTAGTTATAATAATAGTTTTGGGCGTGGTTTTGTCATACACGCAAGTTATGTTCAGATTTGAGGGTTAAGCAGAAACAAGCACCTTTAACACAATCATAAGCAATTTTCAAATGTTTCTGCCCTACCTCAATAATATCAAAGGAGATTATCAAAGGAGATAGAATAATGAAAGCTCAAAAATGGAATTTTAAAAAGAAGGCATATGAAGAATATAAATTACCAGATAACTGCCCTTTAATCTCCCACGACATGGAATTGATAATAAAATGTGCAGAATGTGAGAAAGAGATAAGATGTGGAGAGGCATTTACCAGTCATACAATCCATAACAAAATAGGACTTGGTTATCCAATATGTGAAGAATGTTATATGAAGGAGTTAAGAGATGAAAGAAGTAAGGCTAAGATATAATGACCAAGAAGAATTAATATATCTGATTATGTGTGCTGAGGCATATATGAATTGTGCAGAAATAGATGAGAGTTTTTCTTCTAACAAAAATATTTTTAAAATTGACGATAAGAAAACTGGCATGCATCTCGAGATTGAAGCTCGAGAGACTAAAACAGGTGTAATTATAGCTGAGGTTCGTAAATAAAAGGAGATAAATTATAATGAAAAACATTTTATAATAGTTCACGAAACACTTATACAATCAATATTAGCAGATATATTTTCATTTCTAACGATTGCTTCATTACTGCTATTCAACCACTATCTACTAAGCGGTAATGTATTAATTGATTTATGTTTTATGTTTATGGCTTGGATCGTAATGTTATCAAGAGGCGATAAAAAAATGAAAAGATTTAACACTAAAGAAGAAGCGATTAAATTTTTACAGGAACAATAATGAAATACATAGTATTTGACATCGATGGGGTTCTAGCAGACTGTTCGCACCGCTTGAAATATATTCAAGGTAAAAATAAGGATTACGACAAGTTCTATTCCGATGAAGAGATAATGAAAGACAGACTGATATTGGACATCACGGACATAATAATAGCATTTGGAAATTTAGATGATTATACTTATGTCGATGAAGAAGATCGAACTAGGATTATTTTTGTCAGTGGAAGAAATAGAAAATGCTTACGTTCTACAATTCGGTGGTTAGAAAAAAATCTAAATGTCTGTATTGATGAAGATAATCTTTTCATCTACCCAGAAAATGACTGGCGACCAGATTACCAAATCAAGGAAGATTTGATTAAAAAGCATATTGGTTTTGAAAATATTCTCTTCGCTTTCGATGACGATGATAAATCAAACGAAATGTATAAGAAGCACGGTGTTATGTGTTATAAGCCTAATATAACGAGTGTCGTATAAAAATAGGAATAAATATGAATAAAGCTAAAAAATATGACGATAAAAGAATCAAAGCTCTTTTGAATCCACACTTAAAGAAAGAAAAGGCTAAGAGAATAATTTTTGTAAGTGATGAAGTTAAACAGAAATTTAATATTGATTCACCAGAAAATATCTTTGAAATAGAAGTTGACCAACAATCAATAGATGAAGAACATGAAAGAGTTATAGATTCATTTATAAAAATTTCAGAAGAAATAAAGGAGCGAATATAATGAGTGATAATTTTAAAAAGAACTTTTTAGTAATTTGTTTTCTATCAAATTTAGCGTTATTAGTTTTATCTGATAATTTAGCACTTCGTGTTTTGAACTTTTTAGCGATTATTTTGGTGGTTTATGTGTTTTCGCTAGTTGATAAAAATTAACGATAAGCTTTATTTTTCTTGCGAAATTTGATATAATTAAAGAGCCCGAGCGCCAGTTTCAGCGACTTTCTGGCTGAAGCTCGGCTATAAAGAACATGTTGTTTCTATTCATTATTGGATAGTATTTCAGAAATAGCACCTTTGGGTGTTATTTTATTGCACAAAATATCACAAAAGTGTTGCTTTTATGTTTCATATTTGTTATAATATAAATATGGCAGAGAAAAAGAATTAAAACTTTGCCAGCAAGCTTAACAACCCGGCTAGGAGAAAGGTAAAATGGTTAAAAGAACAATTTTTAAAGGTTTACTCTTAACCTTCACGGGTGAAAACCCTGAGAATCAAGAGAAGATAATAAGCAAGCTCTCCGAGCTAGCAATAATAACTGTCACTGCAAAAACCGAAAATACTTTATCTATCGAGATATTGTGTTATGGTGAATCCGAATTCAGGTCTTTATCTGATCTGGCTTTAAAACTTACCAAAGATTTTAACATGAATGTTTTGTGTGAAAACATTCCGCTGTAACGAATACTAATCACATAGCTTGCTGCCATTTTCTCTGCCTATCTTAGTCGGTAAGCTTACTGCTTGCAATAATATAATATATAATATAATAACATCCATGGAGGGTAAAATGGAGATTAAACCAATAGCTCTACGAATTATGCATCCCGAGCTATACGAAAAGGTTGTAGAACTTTCCAAAGATCAAAACATATCATTAAATATGGCTATCAATATGCTTTTAGGCTATGCCTTCAACGAAATCGAACGCCAAAATAAAAAGTTCGAAAAAAAGGTTGTATTTGAAGCTAAATAATGTTATAATTTAATAATTAAAAATTGTTTGATACTCATTTTACTAAAAAGAACCCAAAACGGGTTCTTTTTATTTTTTCAATTCTCTAGCTATTTCTTTGCACCAAGCTTGAAAATTGGCTTTAGTCCTGCAAGCGCCGTAGCAATTGCACCACTAATTGCAAGGATTTCTTTTGTATAATTTGGAATTAAAATCACGCAAATTGTAGCAATAAGCATATTCGTTAGAATTCCAAGGTCAGCGATGAAATACACTGTAGTTTTGGCTTTTTCACTGATCCTTGGCTCATATTCAGTATTTGCGATATTCTCAACCGTATTTTTCTGCAAATCTTCCAACATTTTTAACTCCTCTTCTGTTAATGGTCTTGCGTTAATTTGAATTAATTGTTTTTTCTCTGCTGTTTTAGAATTTTCAATATTTCCACTATTATCTAAATTGTGCGACATATCTTTTTTATCCTCTTCTTGAACTGTTAACCCTTGGTTTTCAGTTGATTTTTCTTCAGTGGTTGGCAATTCTTGATTTTCTGCCACTTCCGGTTCTTTCTTGACTTCTGGTTCAGCTGGCGGTATTTCTGGTTCAGCTGGTGGTATTGGTTGTGGAGCTGGCTGTGGGCGATAATCAGTTTTTGTTCCATATTCACCAGCTGGGATTTCAGTTACTGGTGTGAGTTCCATCCAAACATCAATTCCATCTCGTTTCACTCGCGCAAACCACATTCCATCATTTTGGACAACTTCCTGAGCGACAAACGCACCTTGAATTTTAACCAAATCACCCGCGTTGATTTCACCATCGACTTTATAACCATCGCCATCAACCTTGACTGCCCAGTCAGCTGGAATACCATTTTCTGCCCAAGCGAAACCTCTTGGACAAAGAGCATCGATTTTTAGCTCTCTTCGACCATCATTTATATTCACTTCTGCAACTTGAAGTACCGAATTGATTTTAAAATGTGAACCAATATTGATTACATCATCAATCGCTTCAGGTTGTGGTGCTGGAGCTGGTGCATTTTGTGGTTTACCTGTATATCTAAAAATTGTTAGATATTGAACGTTGTTCCAGCCTGCTAATTTATCGTGTTCATCAGTGTGAATACCTTTATAGGCATACGCACAGTGAATAATATTATCGCTATCAAGATAAATTCCAGTGTGTCCGTTCGCACCTAATGTATATCCTTGTTTACCCCAAATGAAGATATCACCTCGTTGGGTTGCGATATAGCCGTTTACATCTGCCTCAATCCGTTGAAAGCCAAATTTTGGCAAGTCCACGAACTCTGTTTCAGTATTGCCGATTCGGAAACCAGCTGGTAAAATTCCAGCGTAAATCAATGCGTGGTAAATGGCACTCGAACAGTCGTAAGAATTCGGGCCATTTCTATAGTCCATCGAATAACTAACTCGACCTTGCCGTTGCTGAAACCATTCAATTACTTTATCCATTATTTCTTCTCCTTATTTTTTAATTAATCCGCCATCCAAAACGAATTGCACTAATGCTCCTAAAATTGCCACGCCTACAGCCCAAACAATTTTACTCTGGTTTTCTTCGAGCCGCCGAAGGCGTTCTTTGTTGCGTTCAGCTTCGCGCCGCACACTCTCGATGTCTTTTTGATGCTCAGTGACTGATTTCGAAAGCCCTGCGATAATCTCGAGCTGGTCGTTTGTATGCTCAACAATCTGCGTTAAGCTGTTGATTTTTTCTTCCAAAACATCAATTCGCGCTTCGAAGACTTCTTTACTTATGTATTTATCATCCATATTCCTCCTTTCTCTACACCTGTTTTGCTTTATTTTCTTCAAAATCCCAGATTTGTCTCGAACTTTTTTCTCTAAAGTATTCATTTTTAAGAAGTTCTTTCTCAATTGCTTCTTTTGAGATTTCAGTTCCTTCTGATATTTGAACACTGAAAGTATTAAGGCTTAGGTCTTTTGTGTTATCTCCTGCTTTGCGAGCTTTGGTTTCTTCTGCGTAAGTTTTTCCGTTGGCGAAACTGCGAATTACAACTGTTCCTGCTCCATTAAAATTTGTGGTGAAGTGGTCGATTTCATGCCAAGTCATAATTGCATTTCGTTCATCTGTAATAATTTTTACAATAGCCATTTTTTTATTCTCCTTTTATAAATTATTTTTAGCTAAATACACTCCTGATACGTGATATTCTTCATAGCTATCAGTTCCGCGCTTCTCTATTTCGCCGTTTAAACCGAGTTTAATTATGAAGCCACCAGAGTGTCTATTGTTGTTAATGCATATTCCAGCGAAAGCTGTTTCGTGTTTAGGCCAGTATTTCTCTTTGATTTTTTCAAGCATTCTACCGTTGCCGTAGTTTCCGGTGAAAGATAAGCGAAAGCCACAAAAGCCATTCTTTTTGTAGAATAAGCCTTTAGCTCCCCAGCCCATATCTATCATCTCCCAGTGGTCTGTGTCTTCCTGACTATCCGTGAGAACCTTTCTGCCTCGCGAGAAAATATCGCCTAAAACATCTAAATCACCGAATTCAGGAACTTTATTTACACCTACCTTTTCAGTATTGTTTGAAATAAAGAAGATCGGTTTTCCTGGTGAAATCTCCGCTATAGCTGAAGTCTCACTCAATCTGTCAGCTATCTTTACTTCAATCTCGAAACTACCAGCACGATTTAAACTCAGGTATTGCCTTTGAGCCGAGAAATTCGCTTCTGTAAGAACTGCTTGAATCGTCTTCCAGTTCTCCCAACTTCCGCCACTCGCTCTGTGCCGCATTTGGAGCGAGACAATTCGGTTTTTATTCAAATTTCCAATTTTTAGTGTTGAGATCGTTCCGGAAATATCAATCTCCACTGTTTCATCGAAATTATTCTGCCGTTTCGCTGAAATGCTCAAAACTGGCGCAGAATATGGCAAAACTTCCGCTGTTTTATTGACGGTTTTCGAAATCCCGCGCGAATCTACTGCTGAAGCTGAAATTGTTAAGCTACCTGCTGAGTTTATCGCTCTTTCGAAAATCGCTTGAACCTGCTGGTTTTCGCTATAATCTGCTGAAATTGTTACTCCGTCTGCCGCAAAAACATATCTTGATGGGCTAGCATATTTTTTTGCAGCCATTTTATTTTTCGGCAAAACCCACGCTTTTGGTTTCGAAAATCCCTGCACAAATATTTTAGAATTTCCGGTAATTTCGGTAATTTTAGCGTTAGAGTCTGAGAAATCGAAATCATTGAAATCTGGTTGAATTTTGCTTGAATCGAGTTGTATCTCAACGTTAGTATACGTAAGCCCGCCAATTTGAGTTCCGCCATTCCAAGTTGTGATGTCCGCCCCAAGACTTGTTCTCGTAGTATTCGCCATTCGTTTATAGATTTCATCTATTTCACGTTCATTAGGTTGCCACACGAATTCACCTTGTGCGTGTTCAAAACGAACAATTTCATTTTGGTCTGGAATTTGTAACGAGCCAATGTGGTGGAAATTCGCCTTGCGGTTCATATTTAGCCAAATTTGTTCTCCCACTGTGTAAAGGTTCTTCGAAAAAGTAGGCTGGCTCTGGCGTGGAATAGTCGGAAGATTGTAGACACGAGAAGTCCCAGCACTTGTTCCAGTATTATAGAAGAATAGCGAAACTCCGATTTGGAACTCAGCTGTTCCATCATCACGGTGATTTACTCGAACAGTTCCACTTGCGATAGGAACATCTCTTGTAGCTAAGCCTTGAAATCCTTTAATTCTTCCACCGTTATTATAGACTTGTCCAGCGTTAGTATTTACTACTCCTGCACGAAGTTCTGCATCCGCTCTTTCAAAGTGTGCGTAAAACTGATAGTTAATTAAAGAATAGTTTCCTGCTATATCTTGTCCAGCTAGTTGAAAATTTACAAAAGCGTAGTTATTAGGGCTTCCACCCAATCTTACGCTATTACCCCGAAAACTATCATTCATTATCTTTCTCCTTTCGAATTTGCGACAAATGCCCACCCCGTCTTTTCGCCATCTTTAATCGCTACAATTTTAATTGGCGACATATCAATTTCATCTTCGGCTTTAAATTTCTTGACCTCGGTCGTATCTTTATTAACGGTAAAAACACGCTGAATGCTGTGTCCAATTTTTGAATATCCTGAAAACTCCAACGGCGTAATTGCAGTATAATCACCTTCGTTAATCGAGCTTTTGATAATTAAACCGTGTTCATCGATATGTAAATTTGCATTCGAAATTTCACCCTGAGCTTGTGTCCAAACGCTGGCAGTCTTATTATTTGCTAAGTTTAAATCCGCAAAAGCAATTGTCGAATTTGCGTTTGCTGTAATTTTTAAGCTTAAAGTATTATTTTGTGGTAGAATTCCTTCAATTTTAACTTCCGCCCAATCAAAGCTAGTTCCTTCCGTAATTTCAAAGGTTCGAGCGACTGTTTCGCCATCTAAAATTTCAATTTTACCTGAGCCAATCACTGGTTTTTTAATTCGACAAGAAAAGCTGTAGAAATTTTGTTTTTCACTCGTAAAATTCGAAGCTACTACCACTGTTTGCGTTAAAGTGTTATTTTGAATAGTAATCTTTCGCCCTGAAATAGCTCCCTTACTGCGAGCTTCAGCAGAATTCTCAACCGTAAGATTTTGAATAGTTTGAATATTCCAGAAATTAGGCGAGTTAGTCTTTTCATCAAACGAGTAGAACGCAGAATTTTTAAGTAAATTTAAGCCACCTGTTTTCGATATCGTATAGTTAAAGTCAGCTAAAGTCTGATCAAGGCGCGAAAACTTCTCGAATGTTTCGCTCTCTAACTTTTCTTTTTGCGAAATGACACTTGCGATTTCTTGCTTTTGTTTATCAACGACGATTTCAGTATTAAAAATAGTTCTAGCAATTCCACCAGCTCGTTTGTAATCTGTTTTAGTTTTTTCTAATTCTTTCCCAACCAAAGATTCTTTAATACTCGAACCACTAATATCAATTTTAATGCCTGAAATCACGCTTTCAGTGAAGTTATCACCGTTTTGAATTTCAACTCGATCGCCAATTTCGAACCAGAATAGGCCGATTGTTTCAGCCTCGAACGGCTGAGCTTCATATCCCTTTACCTCCTCAAAAATTGGCGAAATAACTTCAGTTCGGTTTTTGTCTAGAATTTCATTATTTGCGAGCTTAAATTCACTTTCGCCCTGTTGCGCAACTTTTTCATTATCTTTCACGAAAATATTGTCTTCTTGCGGTGTTCTTGCAAGCGTTAATGTATTTATTGGCACATTTTTTGGCTTAAATTTTAAGCTTTTTAATTCGGAATAAGTTATTCGGTCAATTTTTGCACGCTTAATCGGTTCAAATCTTAAAGCAGAATTTCGGACAATCGCAGTTGTTGCGGTCGCTCCACAAACCTCATCAAGAATACTTCGAAAAGTGGTTTTATTGATTTTTTCCCACAAATCTTTTGAAATTGTAAAATTCGCGTTCGGTAATCTTTCAAAATCCGCTCGTTTGAATTCAAGATTGAACTTATTTGCAATTTGAGTCACCAAATCTGCGAGAGAAGCAGGAAAAGTTAAACTGCCAGCTGAATATTCTTGAGTTGAAAGTCCGGCTATAAAATCAAAACCTTTAATTGTTGTGGTGTTTTTCTCAAGATTTACTGAGCTTTCCGAAATTCGAAAACTGCCAAGATTTATTTTCTCAAAAGTATTGTTTTGAAAATTAGTTTTAACTTCAATTTCAACCTGAACGACCTGATTAATTAGATTCTTCGAAACACCCAGAATTACGGCCGAGAATCCACTCATTGAGCTTAAAAATGGCGCTCCTGTTCGTTCGATCGAAAAACTGGCGAGTTCATCATTACTGGTTATTTTTGTATTATTTACCAAGACTAACGCAGTTCGAATTTCTCGCGTTGGCTGTTTGATTGCTTGTTTGAAAATTTCACTAACAATAAGCATTTACGCCTCTTTTCTAACTGGAATTAAACTCACTTTAAAGGGGTCGAAAATTCCACGTTTCTTATCTTTGAGCTGAACACTGTAATCGCCAGCGTAAAATTGGCCAGATTTCATCGCATTGTATTTTGGATCGAAATACTCGACTGTAAAAAATGGTAAATCAACCACGCGCGCAATTTTTTGAATTTCTGCCACAGTTAAAATTCCGCCAAATTCAACTTCAATTTTTGGAAAGATTCCGATCATTGTCGCACGAATTTCGCCGGCCATATTGCGGTCTGAATTTAGCCAGAGCTTATTTCTCTGGAGTTGATAACTTTTCAAATTCGAAAAAACCTGACCGTTGATTTTAAGTAATTCACCATTTATTTGCATTTTCGAAATTCCCCTTTCGTTTGGACATAAAAAAGCGACCCACCCTGAGGGGTGAATCGCAAATGGTTCTTCTAATTTTATTATACCAAACTTTAGTCTTTTTGGCAAAAAATAAGTTTAAATTAATTAATAATTTAATACATCTTTAGAGCTTAGTGATCCGTTTATAAAATGAAAATGTGCGTATTTACCTTCATATTTACAGCGATACATTTGACTCTTACCAATAGCACTATCAGAATCACTATATTTTTCACAAGCTTTCTTAATATCATATATATTAGATAGATTGTCTATATTCGCACCAAGTGCTATTTTTTCATATCTTGCATTAGTTAGGTATAAATTATTGTTGGGTTCTTCCTTAGAAAAAGATATTTCAGCTTTACCATAATAATAAGGCTCACCATTTATCGCAATAACTTTATCAACGCTTTCTGCGCCGCGATCTTGATTTGTAACCAATACTTCGATTTTATTATTTTCCTGTTTTGAAAAATCTGAAATGTTAAATGTTACAAAATACTCCAACGACTCTTTTCCTTGAGTTTCTTTTTCTGTAGTTTTATTACATTCGCTCAATGGAGATTTGTGGCTGACCGTATTTTCACAGTTAATTCTAACGCTCATTTTTGTAACATTTTTAAATCCTGAGATTTTGAGCTTATAACGATTTTTACCAGTTTCAAGAGTTTGGTCTTTATCTAAATTAACAGATATTCTCTGTTTTGAGACCTCATTACTTATTTCTTTTTCTCCTTTTTTGGCTGAAAAACTCGCCCAGACTATAATAAGAAAAAATAAAATAAAAACAGATATAGTCGTATATAATATAGCTTTTTTACCTGAGTTTGGCCTCGTATCTTTGTGATTCATTTTTTCCAATCCTCGACTAAATAAATTGAGCCGATGTTTAAAGTAGTATTGTTGTTCAGACAAATACGAAAGCTTCAAAATAAGCAAAAACATCAGCTCAATTTAAAAGCTTTCCGTATTTTTTGTCTGAACAATTTTATTATACAACCAAAAGGCTATCAAAATCAAGCAAAAAAGAGGCATTTGCCCCTTTTTCTCTTTAAACATCAAATACCGTTCGATTTTCAAGGAAGCTTTTTGCATTAACGCCATCAATAATTTTATCAACCAGCGTATCCTCGCCAACCTTAACCGTGATTTGTTGTTTTTGGTTACGAATTGCTTCTTCGATCTTATCCATTGCAGTCTCGCGTTCTTTATCGAGTTTGCTTTGGTAATCAAGATGAGCTTTTACGGTTTGATCAACGCCATAATCTGGAGTGTCTACATCAAAATTCGTTTTCACTGTATACTCTGGGATTTCGAAGTCGGTCATTTTAGTGAAAGCTTTTGAGACTGTATTCATCTCGCTTTGGATTCCAAGCGCGAATCCTTCGCTTACAAATCCACCATAACTCTTAAACAATCTTGAAGGTGAGTGAATGCCAAGGAATTTTTTCACACCTTCTACAGCCCCAGAAAACATATTTCTCATATTATTAGCAATATTGCCGATTCCGGATTTTAAGCCTTCCCAAATGTTTCTACCAATATTCGAAAAAGTTTGCCAAGCATTCGAAAATGCGTTTTTAATGTCACCCCAGCGGTCGCTGAACCACTGACCAATTCCGCCAAAAAATGATGTAATTCCATTCCAAGCATCCGAGCCTGCTTTTTTTGCCCAGCTGATAAATTCACCAAATTTTTCACCAGCCCAGCCTGCAAATTTCCCTAATTGATCACCAGCTGTCGCAAGACTTTTTCCCATCGGCCCAAAGAACCCTTGATCAGCGCCGCTTTTTGAATCGCGATAAGTTTTTACAATATCTTGAGACTTTGTTTTTGTAGTATTTTCAAGTCGTGAAATATCTTCTTCACTGACTTTCACCATATTGCCGTTTTCATCTTTGTATTGCAAAACGCCGCTCTTTAATGCATCGATTGCATCTTTCGAATTTTTATATTTCCCTTGGATCACCGCCTGCGAAGTTGCATCAGCTAGTCTTTGCGCCAATTCCTCATCTTTTGCTTTTTTAAGCTCTTCAGTTTTGGATTTCGTGTCTTGGATCGCCTTGTTCATATTATCCTGTGAAGTTTGAACTTTTTGATTAGCTTGCTCGAGCAGCAAACCTTTTTCATAAACCGCTTGTTGCTGCGGAGTTAAGTTTTCGAAAGCAAGTGTTCCAGATTCAATTTGCGACTTAACACTTTCAAAACTTATTCCAGTTTGTTGCTGCGCTATCGCCAATTCTTCCATCGCTCTCTTTTGAGCCTTTACTGCCTCGATTCTTTGCAAATTCGCATCAGTCTCAGAATTTCTTGCATTTTTAAGATTTTCTTCTGCTGTTTTAACACCATCAACTGCTTTTTGCAGATCTTCTTGAGCCTTCTTGAGTGCTTTAGCTCGAGCTTCACTCTCCCATATTGCAGGATTTCCTTGTTCGAAGGCTGATTTTATCGAACCACCTAAGAATGCAAATCCTGCCGCAATACCGGCTATTGCTAAAATTAATGGATGAGCCATTACTGTATTGAAAGCGCCAATTACCGAAGTTTTAATACTTGCACCGAGTGCAATAACCGATGCTTTTATACCTGCAATTCCTCCACCAGCAAGCACAAATGCACTTTTTACTGAACCGAGGCTCGAGACCATAGAAGCCATTGCTTGAGGACTTGAAAGCGCTAGGGCTTGCATTGTTTTGACACCTGCATTAAATGCTGAAATTGCTTCAGCAGCTTTAATTGCTACAGTCATTCCACCAATTGTAATAGTAATTTGAGTTAAGAAATCAACCAATCCTTTATCTTTCGACATTGCTCGAAAAGCATCACCAATTCCATTTAGAAATTTCACGATTCCTGATCCGATAAAACCAACGAGTGGCGCAATGAAAGCGTCAATGAAAGGACGTGAGAAATTATAAGCAGATTTAAACATTTCACCAAGAAATCTCGCCGCTCCACCAACTGCATTCAAGAAAGCAGGCAAGAGCTCGTTTCCAGCCCAACTAATAATTGGTTTCAAATATCGTTCCCAAGCATCGCCAATAACCTCAAAAACTGGTTTTGCAGTTGCTTTAATATCATCCCAAAATCGTTTGAAAGCCGAACCGATTTTCTTGAAATCAAACATATCTGAGAAAAAGCCCTTAATCTTATTTGCAATTTCTTCAGCTTTCAATCCAATATCATCAAATGCGTTTTTAAATCCGCCTGTTGGAATTTCTGGCATGTCAAAACCAACCCCACCGCCACCACCCCCGAACCGCCCGCCCCCGCCAAAGACCTCGGACACCGCCATTACAACGGCAAAGGCATCGTCCATTCCGTAGAATCCTGCGGCGCAGTGGACGGTCCTGGGTTGCGCT